TGCATAAGTTGTGGTTGAATCTATAGTTGGAACGCCATTTGTAATTTGTGCATCTGTTAAATCCAACGTACCTATAGCGTTTGCAGTTTCATTAGCAGTTGGGGTGACATTAGTACCTGATGCAGAGAAAGTCGTGCCAACACGATTAGCTGTAGAACTAGCACCTAATGTACTAACAGAAACTACATTCTGTATTTGATGAGAAATATCTGCATAGGCTGGAGCAGATACTAAAAATAAAAATGGAATTAGTTTTTTCATTTTTTAGGATCAACGATTTCTGCACCAATAATTTTAATTGGCGTTTCAATTCTAACTGTCTGATAATTACCCGACTGTGACGCTAGTAACGCTTCTACTTCTTTTTTGTTTAGTGGTTTTTCATCTGGTTTATATGTACCATCACCTCTTTTCTTAGCTCCTTCCAAACCAAAACTAGCTAATGCTCCTGTTAGTAATGAAGCAGGAAATGTAATATCTTTTGGTTCGTTACTGTAGCCTGGGATTGAAATGTAGTTAAGAGAAACTATAAATCCACTCCAAGCAACAACAACAAGCCTTACTACAACTGAGATAAAAGCTAATTGTTCTTCTTTGTCCTCAATTGTTTCTTTAAGTTTTTTGAGTGGGTTTTTCTTTACTTCTTCTGGCATAATAAATTAGCACTTATGGCAAACTTAGCAGATATTGTTATGTTTGGGAAGTAACACATATTATTATGCTCAAAGTTTTAAAGCCTGTATTACTAAAGTTTTTTTCTGGTTCGGCAGTAAAACAACTAATTGTGGATCTTTTACGGGCTATCTGTAAGCAAACCTCGAATAACCTTGATGACCAAGCGGTTGATTTTTTAGAGGAACAACTTTTTCCTGGTAGACCTGTATCTTCTTTACCAAAATGAAAGACACTTTTTTTCAAATAATTTTTGAGTCTCCCCCTGCTGAAGTAGAACTTTCTACAGAATTAAGATGTCGAGAGATTATGAAGTCAAATGATATTGATAAAATAAAAGCATTTTGTTGTGATTTAGTAAGAAACCAAGCAAAGATAGACGCTGTACTTTCTTCAGCTTTGGCACGATTAGCTGAACAAGAAGCAAGAAAGATGGTTGAAGAAAAAATAGTAAAGGCAAAAGGTATAAATAAATTATTATTTCTTTTTCATCAATTTATGCTTATGAAACAAATAGAAAGAATTATGAAAGCAAGCCGTCCTCAAAATCCTTAAGTTCCTGCTCTGAGAAATCTTCTACACGCATACTTAAAACTTCACATATTAAAGAATTGTGTTGCACTACAGCATTTCTAATAAATTCTGTAACCCATTTACCATTAGTTATAAGTTGTGCTTTTCGATTACCGTCAATAAAAACATAGTGGTCATAACCTCTTAAGTCTTGATCTATTAGTTTTTTTTCTAAGTTTGATATTCTATTTAATTTTAAAGTTCTTAATTTATCCATTGCAATAAAGATCGTAAACTCGTTTTAAAGGTATAGCAGCAACTTGTGGTACTACTGAATTTCCTAGGGCTTTAGTTCTGTCCACCCTATAGGATAGCCCATCATTTCCTCTACGAAGTATGGGCTTACTGACATATGATCTCCAGTCTGGGTTAAGACATCTGGTAGAACCTTTGGCCCATATTTCTCGTTCCATTTTACTGAAGTCCTGCCTTTGTAATCTCTTGCTGTCGGAGTTGGTAAGCGTTGCGACACACCACCATCTGCTTCTTCTATGACAGGCTCCCAATGAACTCGCAGATATAACTGACCATTCTGCATCGTACCCTGCTTGGGAAAGCTCTCCGAGAACGATGTCCAATCCATTATTAAGGATCGCTGCCACGTTTTCCAAGACAACGAATCTTGGTCGTACCATGCGTACGACTCGCATGAGTTCGTAAAAGATACCTGATCTGGATTCTTCTGTGATTCCTGCTCTATTTCCTGCCACTGAAATTGATTGGCATGGGAAGCCTCCACAGATGACATCATATTGTCCAGAGATAGCTGTGAAGGTTCTGATGTCATCATGGATTGGAGTGAATGGAAAATGTTTTTTAAGAATCTTTTGGCAAAATGGATCAATTTCAATAAATTGTGTAGTTCTATATCCTCCTACCAGTTTAGTAGCAGCGTAAGAAAAACCACCGATACCCGCAAAGGTATCTAACATTTTAAGTCCTTTCATTTTTTCTTTTTGGATTATGTTTTAATTTCGGTAATCTAAAATCTTTCCCTTGATCGGGCGGTCCATAAATGTCTAACTTACCAGTTCCTTCAAAAGTTATAGTGATCATTGTTTGTTTCATTTTTTTGTCCAATTAAATCCGTTAGCGATACGACTTTCTTGTGCTTTATTCATAAGTCTCATATCTTCCGACTCTGCATCTTTATAGTCTTCTCCATCAGCATAAGTTTCAGCATATTGGTACGCTAATCTTCTTAATACAGCACTAGCTTTTTCACCTTTAGCTTCACAAATATTTTTAAATAATTTACCTCTTGTTGGATCTATAAGTACTTGAAATAATACTTTTCTAAAGATGCGGTTATACTCTTTAGTTTCTCTTACTGGTGTCATAAACTAGCGTTTCTTTCATTATACTACCATGTTATAGGAGTGTCATAATTTTTTTTCCATTTATTATTATGTGCTTCTCTCTTAGCTTTTCTTTGAGCTTGCTTACCACTTCTAATTTCTCTTGCTTTTTTTAAAAAGTTTGTAGCTGAAACTATATCTCTTGTCATAGAAAATTTTACTTCTCTTAGTAAATCATCAATAACAACTTCTCTTGGAGTCTTTTCCATGTGCCTCACGCGGGGGGATAGCGTCCGAAATGTCCCAAACGCTTTAATCTCTGTTATAACCTAGATTTGTGATGGGACAAGTAGGGTGGGACAAGCTATTTATTTAGCAAGTGTCCCATCATCAACGCTAGTGGGACAGGTATTTGGTGTCCCATTATGCTGTCCCGACCCAGTTGTATTACTATCACTATTATTTACTACTGGTGGGACAGTCTCCACGGCCTCCCCCCGTGCGAGGATAGCTCTATATTTCTTTCCTTCTTTATTTTCTTCTACAAATTCTATAAGACCTCTTTTCTCTAATCTTTGGAGCGATTTTCTTATAGTTCCAGTTTTACCACCAATCAAAGGATCATATAAAAGATCGTATTTGGAACGAGTTTCGGGATGTACCGACCTCATTCTCTGTAAAATTTTATCTGTAATATTTGCTGGTGTATTATCTTTAGATGCAATTTCTGGTGTGAAGTCAGATATACTGTATGTAAGATCATCTTCCATCTTCATAATTAAGGAAAGACCTGATCTACCGATACGAGATTTTTCAACTTCTATAATTCGAGCGTTACTACCAACTTGTCCAACTAAATCATCAGTTGGTTTCTTCAGAGCCCAAGTTTCATCTACACCATCTCTGATAGCAGAAGTACCTCTAAAACCACCATTTTTATTAGCGTGATGAATAACGATTATAGAAGTTGGCTCCCATAAAGATCCATTGTTTTGAGTTAACCAATAAAGAGGAGTAGCAAAATCAGATTTGTTTTCATCAAAACCTTTACCTCCGCTACAACCAATAAGGGAGTCAATGATAACTAATTTTGGTTTAACAGCATCCATTAACTTGATGAACTTTGCATAGTTTTGGAGCGACCAATCACCAAGAATGTAAGTATCGGTGTCCATTGGATATTCAATATCCTCCAACTGTTCTTTAAGCTGAACCATTGACTGATCACCATTCAAAAGAAGAACTGGACCTTTCTGTACTGGCATATATTTGCCTCGAACTAGAAAAGGACTACCAGTTGCAACGTGCTTCGCAAGAGACCAAGCAGACATTGATTTACCATCTCCACCTGAACCGAAAAGCAAAACAGTAAATGGTGAAGGTAATATATCTGGTACGGTAAAGTTTCTCTCCACTTCTAAATTCATCAACGATTCTACTGTCATTATCTCAGAAGAATTT